GTGGGATGTTGTTTCAGACACTGGTGTTAAACCTAGTGTTGAAATATATAAAAAATACATTAAAAATATAAAAAGAGTGAAACTTGTTGATTCGGAAGATGCTTTTCTGGAGTTGCACCCTCCGAGGTGTAAAGCTGATTTATCAATAAGACGTAGTCGTTATATGGATATATACAATTATATAATAAAGCAGGATTTGAATGATAGTATTTTGAGAACCATAAATGGTTATCAATATGATTATATCACAACCTGTAATCTTTTTCTTGCATATAGTTTTTTTGGTGATAGATGGTTTCGTAGATGGGAAGGAATTTGCACTTTTGCTGACGATATAGAATGGATGAGCTCTGTTATGGATAAAATTAGTAATAAAGTAAAGTTGATAGGATGTAATGTGGATGGGTGGCAATCATTGTTGGAAAATAAATGTTTAACTGGCTATCGACAACTCCCTTTTCCCGGATTTTCGATGGCGGATGAATGTCGTAAACTTGCAAATGGTGGAATTAAACACAAATGGTCTGCAAACCGACCATTATTTAGGAAGGCGATTCGGGAGATACTGTTAAAAGATGTTGTGATACCAACAAACAAAATGGGTTTTAAAGATTATATCGCATCGAACATTTGGGCAAGAAGTGGCTCTAGTTCTATGGGAAAATTAACTCTCACATTTGATGGAAAAGAAGTAAAAACAAAAATTTCAAAAAATCAGGTACTGGATCTATTTAGTGTAGATGAACTGTACGATCTATGTCTACAGACAAATAAACAAGTTAATGTGGCATTTGACAAACCAGAGCTAGGAAAAATTCGTGTAGCTGTATCATCCGATTTACTTACATATCTTAAAATGTCGTATATATATTATTGTTCTGGTAAGTTTTATAATGATTGGGAAGGAGTTACTGCTGCTGAAAATATATTTCAAGAATCAGATAGAATGCTAGGTATGTTAGATCTTCTGCGAGAGTGGTGGTCATTACCATTCGATTATAAAGCATTTGACCACCAGCCAACAACTGACGAATTACAAGATTTAAATGATATAGCTGCTGAAATTGGAAGATATGCTGTACAGGACATTGTGGAATTTGATCTCATAGCAAACCTAGTGCACGATAGCTGGGACAACTCGACGTTGCAGTTCACTAATGACGAACTCCTATTCATTCTTGAAGTGCTTGGTGGATTGATGAGTGGTTTATTGCCAACTGCGATTCTTGGTAACGCATGGAACAAAGTTGTGACAGCCATAAATGTCCGAGTCTGTGTTTTAATCATTAAGAAATTCATTACGATGGAAAACTATATTAAAGGCGATGACAGCTCACTTCTCTCTCCTAG